ATGTTTGTTCCAATACCTATGTTGTCTGCTTTTGCTGCTCCGTTAGCCTGGGCTACTTCAGCGGCCTCAACAGCTGCAAATTCTTTGGGTTTCAGTAAACCGAATCAAATCCAAGAACCTATGAGATCTACTAGAATAAATTTTCCCTATATGGGAGCTAGTGACGGTGTCGATGTCAGTGAACTTTTGAGTATGACTATCGGAAATCACGTCACTTTAGATCCAGGTAGATATGGAACTGAGTTTGATGAGTTGAGCATTGCTTATCTCCTGACTAAACCTAGTTATTTAGGTTCATTTGCCTGGAATACTGGAACTGCGAGAGGAGCTCAAATTTGTGCGTTTTCTATGTCACCAACTATATCAAAGTTTTCCCAGTTTGATGGTGTCGTCCCAGTAGAATCCGTAGGACCAATGACGTTCGTTAGTCGTTGGTTCAATTTATGGAGAGGAAGTATTTACTTTAAGTTTACTTTTGTAAAAACTCCTGTTCATTCAGGTAGGTTGATGATTGCCTACCAGTTGTATGATGATATTCTAACAACAACAATAGCTTCTTCGTCTTTAGATGCTACTGATTTCACACATAGAAATATTGTGGATATTAGAGAGAAGACTGAAGTCACTATTTTAGTACCTTACGTTTCTGTAGCCGAATGGCAAGAAACGCGAAATGACTTAGGTGCAGTTGGTGTTGTTCGAGTGTATTGTCTTGATCAACTAAAAGGTCCCGCTATTGTTCCTAGCGAGATTAAAATTAAAGTCGAAATGTTTGGAGGTCCAGACTTTGCTTTTGCAAGTCCCAGAAATATCGATTTTAACCCCCTGGTTGCGGGGTCTATACAAGGAGGTGATGAACAATCACCTGAAATGTGCCGATTTGACTTAACAACGATCGGAGACGTTCAGCAACCAATACGTACCCTTTACGCCGAAGAAGCAACGATTGGTGAGTCTATCACCTCGCTTCGAAGTAATCTTAAAAGGGGCGGTATGGTTAGAGTAACCACCGTCGATACAAATGACGCTGAAACAGTGCGTGTTTGTCCTTTTATGAATACGTGGCTCCGTAGTGCGTCGTTCGATCTGCCTGCAGATCTTGAGACTTCGACTAGGGATCCATACTCAATTTTGAGTTCGATTTATGCTAATAGTGGGGGAGGCATGAGAATTAAAGCATTCTCAGACACAAGAGCCGTTAGCAACGGAACTTACATAGTCACTTTAGACCATGTTAATTCTGCAGCCTCTGATGTCCTTAATTTTGCTGAAACGATCAGTCAAACTGACGCAGATTATATTGCAAATATAGGAAATCAAGCTACAATAGTTTTTAATGCTAATGCTCCCGTTTCTGGAGTGTTTATTCCACAAAATACTAGAACTTTATCGCGCCTTAGCTCTGCGAATGCATCTAATGGAATTGTTCCTGTGAATTATAG